GCACCGAGGAGGGCTGCAATAACCGTGCAGTCAGCCACGGGTTGTGCCAGAAGCATTCGCAACGGATGCGTAAACATGGGCACACAAATCAGACACGTCCCGATAGTTGGGGGCAGATCAACAAGCACCCATTAGCAGAACAATGGAACTACCTGCATAGTCATAAAGGGCAGGTCAAATGTGCCCCCGAATGGCAGACCGACTTTCTTCGGTTTGCCGCAGATGTTGGCGAACAGCCTTCAGACAAGCATCGATTGGTCCGTCCGGATAGGTCCAAACCTATTGGCCCGAGTAATTTTCGATGGGAGTTGCCGTTAGTTACCCGCGAACCGGGGGAATCCGATCAAGATTATCAAGCGCGCTCTTCTCGTATCCATCGCGCGATAAAACCCGAAGCGTACAAACGACGCGAACTACGCCGCCGCTTCGCAGGGTTAAAGCTGGAGGAAGTTCAGGAGTTATCCAGATTTCAAAATCACCAATGCGCTATTTGTGGACGCGAAGAAACTGCGGTGTTGTGGGAGCGAGTTCTGTCGTTGGCGGTAGACCACGAGCATAAACCAAACGGCAAAGTGCGCGGGCTGCTCTGCTTGAAATGCAACCGAGCACTCGGCTTATTTGAAGATAGCGAGACCAGTTTGTTGGCTGCTATAGCGTATCTAAAAGACCCGCCCATGGATCGGATGCGCGCGACCCGCATCCTTGAGACCCAGCTGCAGACCGGTACCGCGAACAACGACATAGCTGCCGGGCTTGACGAACCGCAAACTCCGTAGCATCCTCCGCGTGCTCTTCCAGTTCTCCCCCGTTCTGGATCGGCAGATGGAAGTGCGCAGGTTTTCCCTCCTCCCTGACCTGCGCAACACTTTGGCCCGCCCTTACCGGCGGGCCTTTTCTTTTCCGGCATAACAGCGTACCAATCGTCTATCGGCGCCCTGTGAGGTACCCAATCCTCGGCTACTCCGGCTGCAGCGCGCCCCATGGAGATCAAGGCTATGGGCCTCACGAACTTTCCGAATGGCGTGTCGAGTTTCGGTTTGCCGGTATATGGCACGCCGATTAATGGCGCCCCTCTCACCGGCACCGTCCTTTTCGTCGACACCGTCAACGGTGTTGACGCCGGTAACGGTAACGGTCCGAACAGCGCTTATCAGACCCTGACTTACGCGCTGACCCAGGTGCCTTCCGGTGCCTACGCGACGATCTTCGTTATGCAGGGCTCGACGGTGACGATTTCGTCCGCCACGGCGCTTCTGCTCAACGTCGCCAACGTCTCCATCGTCGGCCTCGGCACTGGCAGCCAGCGTCCGGTATTCAACTTCACCACGGCCAACACCGCGGCTATTCCGGTCAGCGCCGCAGGCGTTACGGTCAGCAACATCCGCCACACCGCGAATTTCCTGTCGATCGCGCGGGCGTACACCGTCACGGCGGCTGGCTTCACGCTCGACGGCTGCAGCTTCACCGACGCCAGCGGCAGCCTCAACTTCCTAAATATCATCAATTGCACGGGCGCGGCCAACACGGCTGACCGCCTGACGGTGACCAACAACACCTGGGTCGGGCTCGGCACCACCTCGGTCAACAGCTTCGTGCTGACCGCCAACGGCATCGACCAGCTGACCTTCTCGGGCAACTACATCAACCTCGCGGCCACCACCGACGCGGCGAGCGGCGTGACCGTCACGGCAGGCGTTCTCACCAACGCCTCGATCGCCTACAACCGCACTTATCGCAAGAACACCGCGACCACGACGGGTGCGCTGGTTAACCTGAGCGGCACGACCTCGACGGGTCTGATCAACAACAACTACTGCCTGACGCTCGACTCATCGAGCCCGCTGCTCTTCACGGCAACGACGGGCCTCGGCGCGTTCGAGAACTACGTCTCGGGCGCGATCACCCTGTCGGGTCTGCTGACTCCGGCGAACGCGTAACGGCATCAGCGGGGAGCTTCGGTTCCCCGCCTTCTCATCAGGAGGCAAGCATGCCCTACTACGCATTCGACATGGATCCTGCCAATACCAGCACGAACGGTATCGCGCAGGCGCAGACCACCTCCGGCGCAGCCGACCTGCTGCTCAACGGCTCGCAGGTGTCAGGCGGCGCCCGGAGCACGACCAGCGCAGGCTACTCGTCCGGGGTCGGCGGGGTTCGTATCCTCATCGACTCGGCGGGCGACATCTCGTCGGTCATCTTCACAGTCTACGGCACCGACCAGGACGGCATCACGCGCACCGAGACGATTACCGGCGTGACCACGACTGAGGTCCTGTCGACGACATTCTGGCAGACCATCACTCGGATCGCGGCCAGCGCTACGGTCGGGTCGAACGTCAACGTTGGCACGGTCAGCCAGATCGTCAGTCCGACGATGGTGCTCAACTGGCGCAACAACTACGCCGCGACGTTCGTGGTGGGGGGCCTGACGGGTACCTGCCAGTACGACATCGAAGAGACCAACATGCCGATCACCGGCACGACGGACCCGGCGACGCTGGTATGGGGTATCACGCAGTCGAACAAGAGCGCCGACCTGACGGGCGCGTGCCTCAATTACTCGACTGGCGCACGGCTGCGTTTCGACAGCTATTCGTCGGGCGCGGAGCTGCAGGTTTCGGTTCGGCAGAACGACTATAGCGCGAGGTAAGGCGTGACGACCTCCGGAACGACCGACTTTCAGCTCGATTTCGTGACCGCCGTGGAGGAAGCTTTTGAGCGTTGCGGGCTCGAGAGCCGGTCCGGTTACGACATGCGAACTGCGCGTCGTAGTATCAACCTCATGATGTTGGACTGGGCCAACAAGGGGCTAAACATGTTCACGTACGAAGAGCGGGCTGAACCGCTTTTGTACGGCGTGTCGGAGTATTCGCTCGGGGCCGATTTGGTGGATGTGCTTGAACAGGTAGTGCAGTTGCCGCCGTACGGTTCGTCACCACAGATTTCTCGTCTCAATGTTACCAGAGTGAGCGTCAGCACGCAGGCTACGCGCACGAACCCAAACATTACGGGCCGACCAGTAGAGGTGTATTACAACCGAGGGGTTGACGGCGTTACGGCGCACGTCTGGCCGCTACCCGATAGCAATGGCCCCTATGTGTTAATTTATTGGGCTATGCGTCGTATTCAGGACGCCGGAGCATTCACCAATACTGGCGATTTTCCTTTCCGGTTCCTGCCGGTCTTTGTTGCCGGTCTGGCGTACATGATCGCGCAAAAGAAGCGACGCGACGACCCGAATCTGGTACAGACTTTGAAGGCTGAATATGACGAAGCTTGGGCCGCGGCAGCCTCGGAAGACAGGGAAAAAGCCGTGCTCACGATTACCCCGAGATCGTCCAGTTATCGTGTCGGAACCAATTGATCGAGTCTGTCGAAACAGAACCTATGGTGATCGTGTACAAGGCCACGAACCTTGTGAACAATCATTTTTATCTTGGGTATTCGGCACGGGGCTTGGCTCAGCGCGAAGAGAAACACCGCGCCGACGAGGCACGTGCCAATATGCGCGTTGCGCAGGCCAAGAACCGGAAGCCTGTCCAGTGTGTAAACGACGGTCGGGTGTTCGAAAGTTCGCGGGAAGCCGAAATATTTTACGGGCTATGCCAAGCCGCAGTGACGAGGGTGGTTACAGGACGCATCAAGAGCGCCCGCGGCCTCGTGTTTATCCGCTGGGAGCCGAAGTGAATGGCTGGCGTCTCATCCAGTGTAACACGCCCGCCATGGGCACTCGGGCTGTGCGATCGGTGCGGGTTCGCGTTCAAGTTGAACCAACTTCACGAACAAATTTTCGATGAGCGGCCTACGGGCCTTCTTGTTTGCGACGTTTGCAACGATGTAGATTCGCCGCAACTACAGCTAGGCCGGGAAAAAATTTTCGACCCGCAATCGTTGCTCAACCCGCGTCCCGATACTGGTGTTCCAGGTTCTACGGGCCTGTTCGGGTGGCTTCCCGTGGGGAATCCTTTGACCAACATCCAATGCCAAGTTGGCAACATCACCGTTGTCGTAGTATGAGATGCTGAACGGCAGGAGTTTCGGAATGAAAGCGACGAAGAAAGTCACGGTGCCCAAGAAGATGACCGCCAGCGCCGCTGGCGGCCTTGGCCGACTTGAAAAGGGCGCCAACGCGCCGAAGCCTGGATCAGCGGGGCCGACGAACAAATGACCATGCAGACCAAAGGTTTTGGCGCGGCTCGCCGCCCCGCTCCCGACAAGCCCATCGACCGCTACTGCATCAGCCCGCAGTTGGCGCCCTCGACGCTCACGCCGGCCGAGAAGAAGCTCTACGCGGAAGCTGAGAACTACCATCCGGGCCGCGCAGGCAAGGATAGCAGTCGGAAGTAATGGTTCAAGCTCCTCCTCGCGCGGTCGATTCAGCTATCGTCTACGAGGCGGTAAACCTCGTTAACGGGCATCGCTATATCGGTTTTACTGCACAAGGGTTGCCGCGGCGCGAATGGCAGCATCGCGCTGCTACACGTCAGAAACGACACTGTCATAAGTTTCACCAAGCCATTATCGAGTTCGGGCAAGAGAATTTTGTTTTTCGCGTGATGGCCGATTTCGAAGGGGACGAAGACCTCGGTAAGATTTACGAGGAAGAAGCTATCGCCAAGTACAAGCCCGAGTACAATCTTCGAGGCGGCGGAACGACTGGGGGCTCGATCAGCGAGGAGACTAAGCGCAAATTGAGCGCGGTCCAAAAAGGTCGCCCGTCGCCTTTGCGCGGTGTGCCTATTAGCGCTGCGCATCGCGCGGCTATAAGTGCGGGTAAACGTAAAAATCCGTACAAATACTCGCCCGAAATAAGAGCGAAAATAACCGCTACTATACGAGCTCGAAGGCCAACAGATAAAGAATTAGCCGCGCGTTCGCGCGAAAACTTAAACATGCGAGCGGCCAGAAAAGAACCCGTTTTTTGCGTAACTGACGGTAAAGCTTTTGAAAGTTGCCGTGATGCAGATCGTTTTTACGGGTTCTCTACGGGCACCGTGAGCGGAGTCGCGTCTGGCGCTAGAAAAACTGCGGGCGACGAAAAAGTGTTCTGCTACGTAAGAGATTTGTTTCTATGACTACGCTAGCGACTCTCACGAACGACGTTCAAAAATACACGACTTATGACGACGCCGATTTTGTTGCGATGATTCCGACCTTCATTCGGAACACCGAAGAACAGGTGTTCATGGCGGTGCAAGCGCCCTTCTTCCGCGCTGCCTCGACCGGTAATATGACGCAGGGAAATCCTTACCTCACGCTTCCCGACGGCTTTCTCGCGGCGTCCAGCATCAGCATCGAGACCGCTGAAGGCTGGAAGTTCTTGCTGAATAAGGATGTCGAGTACATCCGCGAAGTCTACCCCGATGCGTCTGACGAGGGCGAACCATTTGCATATGCTCAATTCGACGCCGACCCGAACAACACAGTCATCATCATTGGGCCGACTCCCGACGCTAGCTACGCGACGCAACTGAATTTCTTCGAGAAGCCCCAGTCGCTGGTCGACGTCCCGACCGGCACATGGCTGTCGAACAACGCCTACAAGACCCTCCTCTACGGTACCCTCGTAGAGTCAAGCAATTACCTCAAACGCGTTGCAGGCATCGACAACATGGGCGATACCTACGGGCAGGAGTTCCTGGTCGGCCTGCAGGGGCTGAAGAACCTCGGCGAGTCGCGCGACCGCAAGGACACCTACCGGTCGGGCGAGAAGCGGAAGAGTGAGGCGGCGTAACAGATGTTGTCAGTTGATACCGGCCCCCGGCTAGGCACTGTCGAGACGATCGCCACCAGCGGACGCGGGCTCAACCCCGAAGAGCTCGTGCGCCTTTACCTGCCCAAGATCATCTACGTCAGCCCTGACCAGCCTGAACTGGAACGCCTGAAAAGCGAAGCTACCAAGGCTGCGCTGGAACAGCTTCTGTTGCGTGCCTTCGAGCAGGCGCAGCGCAGCCAGAATACAACGATATGGAATGTGCTCAACAACGCAGGCGAGACGCACGCCGCCAGAATTGTGAAGGACCTCTGAGATGGCGATTGTTCAGGCGATGTGCACAAGCTTCAAGGTCGAACTTATGACCGCGACGCACAATTTTACCAACACCACGGGCGATACTTTCAAGCTAGCGCTCTTTCGGGCGCAGGCCAACATT